CGAGTACCTGCCGGTGCTGCACGATGGCTACGCCGGGCAGAAGGCCATGCGCCAACTGCTGACGATGGCCAACTCGTCCGGTGCACACCTGGCCGAGGCCGCGCACATGGAAGGCAGCGAAGGGCTGGAGTACCTGGCTGTGCAGATGAGCAACAGCAAGCCGCCCACCAGCATCGAGTACCGGCTGGACGGCAAGTTTCACAGAGTGCTGAAGAGGAGTTGGACATGACGCCACTGATCCGAGAAACCATCGCCTGGACTACCACGACCGGCATGGACCCGACCGAACTGCAGTGGTTCGACATCTCCGGCCTGACGGCTGCTCAGATGGCCGTCAATGCCGACGCCTTGATGACCTGCAGACCGCCGTTTGGACGCTGCTTTGTGGCATCGCGTGGGCCTAGCAAGTCGCACGCTTCCTACGACGTCTTGGCCGTGGTGGTTGGCGACGATCCGCACGAAGGCATCGTCATCGACATGTGGAAAGGGCCGACCAACGTGATGCCGCGAAAGATTCCGACGATGCTCTACACCATCGAAGGCGACCGGATCATGTACGGACCGACCGAAGAAAATGACCCGGTACCGGAGGAGGAAGCGCGCTTCGTGCTCGCCGTGCTGATCAAGTGGTACCACTCAATGATGGCCACCAAGACGGCATACCAGCCGTTCGTGCGGCCGACGTTCACCAACCAGCGCAAGATCGCAGCAGGCAAGCAGCCGTCCTACGACTGGCGCACGGTGGTGATCGACGGCAAGGTCATCAAGTGCGAGCACAAGGGTGGCACGCACGCCAGCCCCAGGCTGCACGACCGCCGAGGCCACTCGCGCAGGCTGCCAGACGGCCGGATCGTGTGGGTCCGGCCTTGCAAAGTTGGCGACGCTAGTCGCGGGACCGTTTTTCATGATTACCAAGTGAAGGAGCAAAGATGAGTTGGACCGAGTTGGAGATGAAGGTGATCCGGTGGGCCGAGGACAGGCGCATCATTCCGAACGCCACGCCGGTGAGCCAGTTGCTCAAGGCCGTGTCGGAGATGGGAGAGTTGGCCGATGCCGAAGGCAAGCGCGACCGCGCAGCCATCGAGGATGCTGTGGGCGATGTGCTGGTCTGCCTGATCAACTACTGCGCGCTGCGCGACCTGGACATGACCAGGTGCTTGGCCGCTGCCTACGAGCAGATCAAGGACCGCCAAGGCACGCTGATGCCGGACGGCACGTTCGTGAAGGAGCAAGCATGAGCAACGTCGTCACGGCGCCATTCAGGCGCGAGCATCTTGGCGAGATGGCAAGCAAGATCGAGGCCGTGGTCTACGAATATGCGGACCGAATCTCACTGGCCGAGGCCATCGGCATCCTTGAGATCGTGAAGGCACAAATCCTGGAGGACCAGCACAAATGAGCACCAGACCACCAGAGCCAGAGTTCCTGATCCAGTGGCGTGAATGGATGCGTGCCGGGCCGCCAAAGTGCTGCCACACCTGCGACCACTTCAACCAGTCCGGCCACTGCCTGGCGTTCGACATGACGCCGCCCGAGGACTTCGCCAGCACAGTCGATGCCTGCGAACAGTGGATCGAGATGATTCCGTTTTAAGTTCAAAACGGGTAAGATGGCGATGCAATACAGGAGATCGCCATGCAGAAGGCATGCTTCAAATGCAAGGTCATCAAGCCACTTTCAGAGTTCTACAAGCACTCTCAAATGGCTGATGGCCACCTCAACAAGTGCAAAGACTGCGCCAAGAATGATGTGCGCACGCATCGAGCGCAGAACCTTGACAAGGTGCGCCAGTACGACAGAGAAAGAGGAAAGCGGCCGGAGCGCATCAAGGCCGGAGTCGAGATCACTCGCATTTGGCGTGCTGAAGACAAGCGCAGACAGAAGGCACACAACATGGTCAGCAACGCCGTCAAGACTGGCAAGTTGGTCAGGCAGCCGTGCTGCCGATGTGGCAATCCAAAGACCGTGGCGCATCATGAGGATTACGACAAACCGCTGGATGTGATGTGGCTGTGCCAGGTTTGCCACACCCAAAGACACAAGGAGATCAATACGCCATGACGCCAGACCGCATCCCCACCGAGCACGAAGAGCAGCGCGAGGTGGTGCGCTGGTTTCGCCAGACCTGGCCAGGCGTGCGCATCCATGCCATCCCCAACGGTGGCGCGCGCAGCAAGGCCACAGCAGGCCGCCTGAAGGCCGAAGGCGTGGCGTCCGGGGTTCCGGACCTGTTCGTGCCTGCCTGGCGTCTGTGGGTCGAGATGAAGCGCACCAAAGGTGGCAGCCTCAGCCCGGAGCAGAAAGACTGGCGAGACTACTTACAAAGTGTGGGATATTGGGTTATAGTGGGAAAAGGTGCTGATGATGCCAAGCGGAAGATCAGTGCCTTTTTCGACCAACTCAAGGACGCCACATGAGCACGACTCGCATCTACCTGGTCACCGACACGGAGACCAACAAGCACCGCCTGATCCGCGCAGGCAATCAGGCCCAGGCCATCCGGCACGCTGCCCAGACCCGTTTTGACATTGAGGTCGCTGGCCAGGACGATCTGGTGAGCCTGCTGTCGCACGGCATTCCTGTCGAACTGGCTGGTGGTCCTGCCACCGCCGACATGTTCGAGGAAGCCACCCTGGTCAACGCTGGAGGGACTGACTGATGACCACGCCGACCAATGAGCAGGTCGGCAAGGAGGTGAAGGATCGCTACATGACGATCCGCATCCCCTTCGACATCGACCAAGAGTTGCGCAAGCTGGCCGACGCGAACACGCGCACTCTGGCAGCACAGGTTCTGCACTACATCAAGCAAGGGATGGCCAATGAAAAAACGCCTGCGCTGTGATGTGAAGTGGTTTCCACGCCGCGCGCCGTACATTGCCTGTGGCTTTGACATGGGCGAGTTCCGGCTGTACCTGTGGTTTGTAGAGATCGATGTCTGGAGGTCGTACTGATGGCCGAAGACAGCCCGAACGACAAGCGGCATGTGCTGGTGGCGTTCATGAGGCCGACACCGATCTGCATGGCCACGTGCCGTGCGATCGGTGGTCCGCTGCCGACTGCCATCGCCGTGTTTCTGGACCGCGAGACGCGGCAGATCAACTTGGTGGATGTGCGAGCATGAAGAAGTCAGCCAATCGTAAGCCACCGCAGCGTCCCAAGACCTACACGGTTTTGGACGAGTTGATGGCCAGCCCCACACAGCCCATGCCGCTGGAGTACCGCACGCACCAACTGACCAGGATGTACGAAGGGCTGCACGCCCTGGAGATGGCCGACGAGCCAAGCACCGAGGACTGGCGGGTGGTGAGCGACGCCGTCAATATGCTGGAGACGCTGGTGGTCGAGATGAAAGTCTGCGACGACGACAGTGGCCTGCTGGCCGACGCCGTGCGTGCCCTTGCTGTGGCCGGGCAGCGCCACAAGCGCGAAGGCAAGCCCATCAGGCTGGATGGGCCAGGCATCCAGGCCGTGCGCTCGATCCTGGCCAACTACGCCGAGTTGCTGGAGGTGCTGCCAGCCAGAACCATGTACCGCTGCCACCGCCTGACCGAGCAGCGCATCCACGCCATTCTGGACGGCCGTAAGCAGCCGCACGATGTGGAGATCGTTTAGGGTTTGTCCCTATGCTTGCTGCCGTGTGGAATTGTGGTAAAGTGTGGTCATCGCAACCAACCAGCAAGGAGCTGACCGTGAAGCAAGCCACCAACCTCCCCGCCACCCAGAACGATGCCTTTGGCTTTTGGGGCGCGATGAATGAACACGCCGCCGCAGCGTGGCCACTGGCCATGATCGCCATCTCGGACGCCACCAGCCAGCCCCTCGAGTCGGTGCGCATCTTCCTCGACAGTCGCCACGGACGCCATTTTGCCGACGATGTCCTGAATGAATTGGGCGCCGGCAGCACCCTGCAGGACGCAATCGATGCCGCAACCCGGCAATGGATGGGCTGGACGATTGGCCGCCAGACCAGCAAGGACTACGGCATCCCGCGCGGCCTGCCTTACCTGACAGGCTTTGTGATTCACTGCGTTGTCGTCGAAGAAGTTTGAACAAGGAGAAAGTCATGCAACTCAAGCGCTACCAAGTAATCCTTTCCTCCATTTTCGTCCTGGTGCTCATGGGCATTGCCGGGCACATAGACCTCCAGGAGGAGGAACGCCAGCACGCCGAATACTGCGAGACGGTCAAGCTGTGGAAGCAGACCAATGGCCAATCTGGATGGCCAGCCTACGACGGTGAAAGGATGTGCGAGTGACCTGCAACGGGGAGACAACTGCTATCGCTTCATGGCGGTGGCAATGGCTGGGGCCACCTTCTCGACGCTGCGTCCGACGACGTAGCCACCAAGCCCAAACTCAATGATCGACCACAGCTTGAGGGACTCGGCCTCGCTGAGGTTCGGAGCCACCCATCCCATCCACCTGGCCACGAGCAGCGCTGTGAATGTGATCATAGTTAGTGGCCGCCAGTTGGCCGCCAGCCAGTGCGTGCTGGCCGCTTCGGTCTGGATGATCTTGGCAGCCGCAGCCTCGATCTCGCCCTGGTGCGCCAGCAACTGACGCATGGCTTCAGCCTCGGCCTTAGCCTTCTCGGTGGGGTCAGGAAACAGGCTGCCGACGATTTGGCCAACGATGGGGGCCAACGCCGGGATAAGTGCTTGGATCATGGGTACTTCCTCCGGTCCAGTTCAAAGTGTGGGCCGTCTTTGAAGGTGCGCCAGTCACCACCCCACACGATGGCGACGTTCAACTCCTTGGCCGCCTCTTTCATGGCCGATGCGATCTTGTGATACAGGGGCCAGGACCAGTCGACCTGGTTGTCCACCCAAGCACCAAGATCAACCGCGTGGCCGGTGATGTGGCGCGAGTTGAGGGTCTGGCTTGCACCGGACTCCATCAGCGTCTTCTGGCGCGCAGGATCGCGCAAGCCTTCGAGCACCGTGAAGTCCACGGTGGTGATCTCAATGGCACGCTCGACCACCTTGATCAGATCAGGATGAACGCCTTTCAGGCGACTCTGGGATCGTGGGCCGAGCTTGTACATTACTTGTCCGCCTTACCGTCTAGTTTGTCTTCGATGCGATCCAGCTTTCGGAAGATCGCGTCGATCACGTTGGTGAAATCAGTCTTTTTGATGTACGAGCCGGCCACCAAGACCTCGATCTCGCCAACTCGATCTGCGAGCACCTTGTCGTCCTTCTGCAGGTCTTTTACGGCCTGCCACACCACATGGAGAAGAAAGCCGATCAGACCGCCAAAGCCTGCCAGAAGCCAGTTGACGAGAGTCTGATCCATGCTTACAAGCCCTCACCAGGTGTCAGATAGACAGTGTTGGCAGCACCAGCCACACCAGAGAAGTACCAGCCTGCCGGGAAGCGCAGCACCTCGACAGCGCCAGCCACCAGCGGGATGCCTGCAGCCGGGTTGCCAGCCGTAGCCGCCACAGCGTTTGCCTGGGCCGCAGCAGCAGTCGGTCCGACGCCGAGATGCACGGTGGTCGTGCCAGCATTAACGACGCGAACCTGGCCAGTTTCCTGCGCGCCGAAGCGCTGATCGACAGGAGCCTGCACGCCAAGTGGTGCGGCAGCTGCGGCCGCCACAACGACGGTCTTGCCTTGTGGGTTGAATGCAATTTGCGAGTTGGTTGCCATGATTCTCTCTCCAAAAATTACAGGCCATTAAAACAGAAGAAGAAGTGCTTTGGATTTGTCACACAAACGCTGCCGCATATTTATACACCGCACCATCCCAGATCTTGAACCTATATTTGGTCCCGCTTCCGGGATCGATACCATACGCGAACTCATAGGAGTTGCCGACAACATTAGGCATTACCCACCCCATTGCGGGGGAGTTTGTTTTCACAAAGATTGCCGTTGGTTTGCCGCCATTAAGCACAGATCGGCTGAAATCGACGTTCACCGCACTCCAATATCCGGTAGTGTGTTGCCCGACGGCGAGATTATCGTTGCATGAATTGTAATGAAACTCATGAGGTGTCACCCCGGCGCCATCAAGCCTGATGTTTATACCACCCGTAGCATTAGCATTGTAAAACGTGTTGTTGTGGCACGCCGGTTGAACAAGGGACAGAAAGAAGGTAGCCTCGCCTCTGAAAGTCGCCGTTGTTACTACCTTGTATGTGTTGCTAGCGAATCTTACCGAACCGGGCCCAGCGGAGCTAACCGTGCCTGTGAAATAGCTATTCGGGTTCGCTGTTCCCATCCCAGCTATACCCCACGCCGCCGCAGCATCATTATCGATGACGAACTTATTCCCAACCACATCGCAATCATTAGAAGATGAAATGAAAAAACACCTTGCCGCGTTTACCGCGTTGTCTGAGAGCATCAAGGATGAGTTATCCCCTGCCAACTCGTCAACGTATAACCCATACCATGAATCAGCATCTGTGGCAGCACGCAACCCTGCATATTTAACAACGTTCGCGGACATAACAGTATTATGTACATTGCCACGGATGGACATACCCCGTTCACCGCTTCGGCTGATAGTGTTTCCAGAAATCGTCATGCCGCTGCTGCGAAAAAGCGTAATGCCGTCACCATAGTTCTCGGTGATGACGTTGCCAGCAATGACTCCATCAACTGAACCCCAGTTTCCGGCGTAAGTGTAATTCGGCTCCACATCAATACCGGCCTGTGGTGCGTATCCGTAAGTGCCAGTGATGATGTTGTCGGCAATCACATATCGTTGAGCGCCAGTGATGCTGATGCCGTTGCGACCGCAGTTGATGATCTGGTTTCCAGAAATTTCTGTGTCATAGGAAATCGTTGCAGAACTCCATGTCGTGCTTGGTGTTTCACCAACGTAGACACCATCGCCGCGGCTGTTTTTGATGATTGCGTTTTTAACGCTGCAACTAAAAGAGGCAGACATGATGAAAGCGAAACAAAACTCGCCTGCTGGTAGCGGAGAGTGCAATGCCTTATCGCCAATCCAAGTCCCACCAATCACATGAGCATTTGTTCTCGTGGAGTACGAAACAAATCCACCGTGTGTGTTGTTGTTCTTCAGCGCCTCGATCGTTGCTCCAGTTGCATCAATGGTGACGTCATCTTTCAACCACAACGCGATCAGGTGGTAGCCAGTGGATGTCGGCTGCTGGTAGGTCAAGTTGACCCGATATGACCCACTCGATTGAGGAATCGTAACGACCCCTCCACCCGCTGCCGCACAGGCGTCAATAGCCGCCTGAATTGCCACAGTGTCATCTGTGACACCATCACCTACAGCGCCGAAATCACGAACGTTGACGGTCGATCCTTCGATCATCGAAAATGATACTTTTGTCAAACTCATGATAAGTCCTTAAACGAAGTAAGTCATGGTGAAGTAGATAGTCGTCGTCGCGGCAATTGCCGTTCCCCATACCGCTGTACCAGCGGCAACTGTCTGACCCCCCGCTGATTGATCACCATTCACCATCACACCTGCACTGTACGGGGTGGACGTCGCAGGTATCGGGAGGTTCGAGCTGATGTTACCACCAGCGGCAAGCGCAATTGACGTGGAACCGCTGATCTGACCGGTTACCGTGACTAGCCTGCCGACCCGCGTATATTTCCCACTGGATGAAAATGCGCCAACAACGGTAAGTCCCGAACCTTGATTTGGGGTCCAGGACCCTTCGTCGTATATCGTCAGGGTATCCCCACCGGCTGCGGAGAAATTAATCCCTTTGCCACTGGTTCCGATGACAAGATCGCCATTAACAATTGTTTGATTTCCGTACTGAGTAGATGGATTTCCAATTGTCTTGAGCATGTTGGACTCCTTATCCCAGCACAAACTCGATGACCGAATTCTGAGGAGGGGCCTGCGTGAAAGTCACACTGCCACCTGCCACCGAATAGGTGCTCTGATTTTGATAGACGCCGTTGATGTAAATTGCTGACGGAGTGGATGACACGGCAAAGATGGCCTGAATGCCATCGCCAGTAGCATTGGCTGAAATCGATCCTCCACCACCTCCAGAGTACAAGTTGTCGAGCAGCGAGGTGTAGATCACGCTGCCGTTTTTATTCTGCACTTGGATGCTGTAATCGCTGCCAACAAACAGCCTAGCAGGTGTGCCACTATTCATTGGGTATCCGCCAAGTGTACGAATTGGCTGGACAGCAAGTTGCGTCAGTGCGGCGTCCCAATACACATTGACGGGGTTGATTTGTGGGTCAAGGTTTGCTGTTCCGACCCAGATATAGCCATTCTCAAGAGGCTGCCCATCCGTCTCCGTGAAGATCGGATAGGTGGGCTGAATGCTGAGTGCGGACATTACTGGTTCTCCTGTTCAAATTGGCGTCCTGTCTGGACAGCGGATTGCAGCCACTGCACTCGCGCGTCCAGAGATTGTGGCAGCTTGGCTGCCCTTGCGAAATCCCCGAAGGCCTTGCTCATGGCGGTGCGACGCAGGGCTGCCGTGCTCGGTTCGGCCTTGGTGGCAGCCTCGATGGCCAGCTTCTGGAAGTCGTCGCTGGCAAACAGCTTTCCTGCAGCCTTGACGGCATCGGCATTTCCCTTCGACATGAACTGCACAATGTCCGGAGCCACAAAGCCGCCGCCAGGGATGACGCTGGCCGCGCCAGTGACAGCGCGCTGAGCCATCGTGCTTTGCATGACCTTGCCCACCAGACCTTCAGCCTTCAGCGCCTCAACCAGCGCCTGGTTGGCTTTGCCGGTGGTGAGAACCTGAGCACGCGCGTCAGTGATCCTGCGCGAAATCTCGAACAGGTCGCGCAGCACCGGGTCGGCATCCTTGCCAAGAATCTCGATCACCTGCTTGTAGACCGGAGGGTTGGCGCGCAGGCCACGGTAGGTCTTGGCGAACTCGGCAAAGCCAAATGCGCCTTCCTGGCCAGCCCTGGCCGAGCTTGAAACGGAAGCCAGCGCCGTGGCGATGGTTTCCTTGCGCAACTCAGGCGGAACGACCTTCATCAGCTTGTTGAACTGCGCCGCATCGCCCTTGGCCGCCGACTTGATGGCCGACTGCATGAGGGTGGCTACACTGCCGTCGATCTCCTTGCCGAACGCACCGACGATGCGGTTTTCCAGCGCCTTCTTCTTGGCCGTCAGCAGGTTGGCAGCGCGCAGTTCCTGGCGCAGTGCATCGCCGCCGATGGTGCCGACGTTGGTCAGTTGGTCCTCGGCCAGCGCGCCATACAGGCGCTTGAGGTCGCCAGCAGTCATGTTGCCGTATGGCGACTCCTTGCCTGCCACGGCCTGGCCGATCAGGTTCTTCTCGCGCAGCAGACGGCCGTAGGTGGCATTGGGGTCGGTGGCCAACTCGTAGAGCTTCTTCTCCTGCGCTGTCAGGCCTTTCTCGCCAACCTCGGCCAGCACCTCGTCAAGCGTCTGCGTCAAACGCGGGAACTGCACTGGCGAAGTCTTGGGGATGGTCTCGTCGACGCGCTGGTAGATCGCGCTGGCGTCTTTGGCCAGTTGGGACTGAGTGCCCTTAAGGCTGTCCAGGATGCGCTGCGACGTTGCGCCAGGAGCCGGACGGCCTTCAATGAAGGCAGCGTCGAACTGCTGCACCACATCGTCAGCCTTGGTGATCGCGTTGCGCACGGAGTTGACCCAAGCCGCCTCGGCCTCGCCGCCAGCCACAGACCTGGTCAAGCCAACGGCTGCGCGCACCTGCGGGTTGTCGCTGAAGACGTCGAACGGCAGGTCCATGTCAAGGCGCTCGGCTGCCGCACGCGCATCAGGATTTACCTGAGCAATGTCAGCCAGCTTGGCCTTGGCCGCTGCTGAGCCTGGGCCGCTGCCGGACGCTTTGCGCACCAGATCGCCGACTTCCTCGAACGCTTCGGTGGCCGCCTGGGCCACCGGCTGCTCTGGCACGGCTTGGGCTGCTGCCTGGACGATTGGCTGCTCCGGGACAGCCTGCGCCGCTGCTGCGGCCGGTGCTGCCGGTGGAGCAGCAGGCATGGCTGCAGGTTGAACTTCTGGAGCAGCAGCACGCGCTGGAGCAGCAGCTCTTGTTGTTGCAGCAGTTGGAGCAAGTTTTACGACTTCCTCTGGGATTGTCATGCTGATTCCTGGATCAAACAAGACAACTCCATCGTAACCTTGCTTACGCAGATACTGGTCAAACCTTGCGGACAAGTCTTCCTCAAATCCAGTGAGCGCTTTTCCGTAGAGTTTTTTTTGAAGATCATTGAGCTCACCATAAGTGAGTTTCAAAGGATTGTTCAGTTCAATAATTCGCTCTTCAACTTGACCTGTTCCTCTGGCGTAAGCTTCAGCGACTTGTCTTCGCCCACTTGTGTATTCACCCTTTCCTGCAACACCAAAGTCATTTGAGCCTGTCGGTGAAATTCCACGATAGACCTTATAAACCTCTGGGGCCTGCGCTGCTTCAGGGGCGCCTGCGCGGACAGGCGCAGCTGGTGCCATTGCTGCGCCCATTGGCGCGTCAGCAGGAGCCGCAGGACGGGCCGCAGGAGCCGCAGCAGCGGGTGCTGCATGGGTTGGTGCCGCCCTGCGTCCTGTGACGCGCTGGACGGCCTGTCGTGCGGCCGGAACGGCTGCCTGGACGGTGCGCTGCAGCACCTGGCCAGCGCCGCCAGCCACACCGGCCATGCCGACCTCGCCAGTGTCGAAGCGGCCGCCAGTGCCAGCCTGAGTGGCCTCAATCACGGCCTGGGTACCAGCGCCAGCCGCCACGGCACCAGGGATGGTGGTGGCCCGGCCGGCCGGGGTGAAGGCCAGGAAGCCGCCAAGGATGCGAGGAATGTCGCCCACGCTGATGCCTGGCGGGATGGCGTACTCCTGCTGGTTCACAGACGATCGCAGGATGAAGTTGCCCTTCTCGTCCTGACGAACCTGCACGCCAGGGAAATTGGCCTGCAGAATCTGGACCGTCTCGCTGGGGTTGGACAGCAGCGTGCCAAGCGCCGTCTTGAACGACGCCACGCTCATCTGGTTGAGTTCCGGCATGGCCGTCCACTCGGGGAGCGTCTGGGTGGCCTGGGTGGCGCGACGCGAGCCGGTCACCATTTCGCCGACCGACTCCAAGAATCCCATCTTGGGAGGTTTTGCCTGGCCGCCAAACTGCGCAGCCAGCGCCGCGAAGTCGGTGGCTGGAGCAGCAGCGGCCGGAGCCGCCACAGTAGCAGCAGCCGGGGCTGCTGGCGCAGGCACAGGGGCAGCCACAGGTGCAGGCCGCGCTGCCGCTGCAGGGGCCGAAGCCGGTGCAGGAGCAGAAGCCGGGCCTGCAGCCTGGCCGCCGAACTGTCGTGCGAGTGCTTCGTAGTCGGTGGCCATCAGCGAATCCCTGCCGCTTTCTTGAAGGCGTCAGCAGCCTGCTGACTCGGGAAGGTCAGCACCTGGCCATTCGGTGCCGTCACGCTGACCGGAGCACCAGGGGCCGGAGCAGGCGCGCCAGGTGCTGCACCAGGCGCAGTCGGTGCCACCTCGGTCGGGGTGTAGAAGATATTGGCCGCGTTCAGGCCGTAGCCCTTGGCGATGCGCTCGATGCCTTGGCGCACCTGGGCCTCTTGCGTCTGCGCCGTGCTGTACAGCTTGCCTGCCTGTCCTTTGAACGACTGGCGTTGAGAAGGCGACAGGCGCTGGCCGCTGACCACCTGGTTGTAGATGTTCTGAATGCGCTCGGGCACACCAGCTGCGTTCTGCGCCGTGGCGAATTCGCCCTCGCGCACCACGGAACCAGGGTCCAGCATCTTCATGTAGCCGAAGATTAGCGACAGGTCGCCGACCGCGTTGTCCTCAGATGCCAGCACACGGCCGTAGGCTGACTTGACCTCCTGGTAGCCCTTGGTCTGGTCGCTGTACTCCTTGCGGAACTTGCCCTCGGCCTCTGGCCGCTTTTCGGCAGGAATGATGCCTGCTGAGATCTGATTTGCCTCTGCCTGCGCGCGGGCAGCCGCTGCACCAGAAGCACGGGCCGCAGCATCTTGGGCGCGACGCGCAGCCTTGGCCTGCTCGATCTGCGACCTGGTCAGGTCGATATCCAAACCGAACTTCTGCGGTGCGAACTTGGCCTCAGCCGCTTTGATGATGGCGTCAGCGGTTTCCTGGCGCAGCTTGAACGGATGCAGTTGGGCCGCACGACGGTCAGTCTCTAGTTGCACAGCGCCAGCGATGACCTTGTCTCCACCAGGAATCTGCGAGATGGTGAATCCGAAGTAGTCCTCGGCCGCCTTCGGGTTCTCCTTGGCAACGTCGCGCCAGGTCTCCAGGAATCGTGCGCCGCCTTCGTCGCCGCTGTTGCGCTTGGCCTCGATCTGGCGCTCGATCAAGCCAACCGCGATTTCAGGCTTGCCGGACTTGAACGCAGAAAACACTTGGCCAGCCTGAGTCAGCGCGTTCTGCTGCTGGTCAGCGTTGATCATGCTGAAACTCTCGCGCACGGCCTTGGCCTGCGTCTCGGGCAGCATCATCGCCAGGTCAGCGTAGTCCTTGGCCGTTGCTCCTGGCTGACGCAAACGCTGGAATGCTTGCGAGATCAGTTGCTGCTGTTCGGACTCGCGCTGCGCTTTTTCCTGCGCCATGCGAGTCTCGGTGATGGCCGTACCAGTCTTGAAGGCTTGCAGGAACGATTGCGACGGGTCGGGAATGTCGACGCCGTAGTTAATTGGTTGCACCATCAGAATTTACCTCCAAGGCCAGAGAAGATTCCAAGACCGCCAGCAATTGCTGATGGAATTGCTGCAAATGCTCTGCCTTGAGCCATCTCTGAACCGGCTTGTGCTGCGCCTTGTTGAGCCAACAAATTGGCAATTGCCGTTCCACTTGTTTGCGCTGCAGCGCCAGTGCCAGCAGCTGATGCTTGACCAAGAGCCGCAAGCCTTTCTGTCGATCCAAGTCCAGAGCTTGCAAGTTGCTGCGCAATTGTTCCCCCGACGCCAACAAGACCGCCAAGACGGCCGTACTGCTGTTCGATGAGGGCTGACAGAATCTGCGGCCGGAACTGGGCGAGCGCCGCCTGGGTGTTGCCACCGCGTAGACCACCGGTGGCCGATGCTTGCTGCAACAGTGCGTTCTCGCCTTGTTGTACGAGGCTGGCAAACTCAGGCGACTGCCCCAGTGCCGAGATGGCTTGCTGCTGGGCTTCTGGTCCACGCAGGCCAAGCAGCGCTTGTTGCTGCTCCAATGCTGGACCTCCTGCTGATGCGAATTGTTGCAGTATTGGTATCGCCCCTGCGCCAGCTTGTTGATATGGTGCAAGACCACCAATCGCGCCGGTACCGGCCTCGACGTAGGGCTTGAGCAGTTCCCGAACTTTGTCGAACTGGCGACGCTGTTCTGCAGTGCCCGCATCAGATGCTTGGGTTTGTGCTGCTGCTGCGTCCTCGGCAGCCTCGCTTTGCATGTAGCCAGAAACGAGCGCTGCGCCGCCAACGGCAATGCCTGCCAGTGCTGCTCCAGATAGCCCAAAACTCATTTTTTGCTCTCCAGGTGCGGATGTTGGACGGCCTCCAAGACCGGGGTCGGTGCCGGGACGGTGTACATGTCCCAGATGGCCTGTGGGTCAGTCTCGTTCGTCGGGTTGGCGTGGAAGGTGGTGACCTCGACTTCTGTCAGCGCAATGCCAGCGCGCTTGGTGTTGGCGCGCGTCACGCTCATGAAGCCTGGGCCGACCTGGGCCGAGCCGTCGTCAGTGGTAACGATCAGCGTGCCCTTGCGAACCACGAAGAAGGACTCGTCTTTGTGCACCGCGCCGGTCAGGACGGTGCCTGCCGGGATGTGCATCGTTCGAGCGTAGAGGCCATTGCAGAAGGCGTGCTCGACGGGCATGTCGACCTGGGGCAACTTGAGCAGTTCGGCCTCCAGGCGGTAGATAGGCAGGTGTTCTGCAGGCACACCGGCCTGCTTGGCAACTTCCTGAGCCGCGACATCGCTCATCGAATCCTCCTGGTAGGGGCTGTGAGCTACTGGCTGCTCGAACGGCTCAGTGGCCCCTATTTTCCCACAATCTAACATTTCGTCAATCTTGCTCGAACTCGCGCTCTTCCCAGGCTTGGCAGGAGCGCATGTCGTGGCAGATGAACTCGAACTTGTGGCAGTAGCCACGATAGCCAGCGTCCGTGCCCCACTCGTTGCGTGGGATGCGCTCCATCTTGGCCTGCATCATGGTGCTGTTATCGTAGTACTCGCAGTTGGAGCAGCGACGACGACGCGCCTCTTTTTCATCGACCTGCATGGCCTTGGCCAACGCCATCCAGTACGGCTTGTTCGCGCCTGGTTCGTTGGACGGATTCTCAGGGCCGAGCATCCAGTCGTCGATCACCACTTGGGTGTTCTTCTTGTTTTCAGCCGCCGTGATGAACGGCTCGTCGATGGGCAGGCCGTTGAAGCCAGCCATCATGATCTTGGGCATGTCCATGTGGTTCTCCTTAGGTGATCTCGCGGCCGCTGGCGCGAATGGTCAACGACGTGGCTGCGCTGGCGATGGTGGAAATGAAGCCACCCGGCTCCAGCACCTGGCCCACCAGTTCCGGGAAAGTGTAGGTCTCGTCCGGTGCGATAGCGCGCGAATCGACGATCAGGTTTGTCACGCCATCACTGCCGCCGCTGGTCACCAGGTTGACGCTGATGGTCACGTTGCCTGCGCTGGTGTTGGTAGCCGTGAACTTGTCGATGATGGTCTTGCAGTTGACGGCCGTGTACTGCGTGGTTTGCGCGTTCTCGGCCTGCTTGGACGCGATCAGGGTTTTTACTAGGACGCTCATGGTTTCTCCTTAGATGGCTTCGGCACCGCTGGCCGTGATGGTCAGGCCAGCGCCTGCTGCTTGAACTTGGATGGTCTCGCCAGCGTTCATGACCTGCACGCCGTTGTACTGCAGCGCGTTGTTGGCTGGAACCTGAACGTCGTACAAGAAGGCATTGCCTGTGCCTGCAACGCCAGCAGCAGGCACCAGAAACACGCGCACGTTGATCGGTGCGCCAGTGGTGTTGGCGATGCTGAACTCCTTGAGCAGCGTGCGTGTGCTGGCCGGGACCGTGTAGAGCGTGGTGACGCCGACAGTGATGGCCGCCTGGCCAAGTTTGGTTGGTGTGATGTTCTGGAACGCCATGTCACATGCTCATCCATTCAAGCACCTGCACGGCAGATGCGGGTTTGTTTTCCCAGCGCGATTGCGTGGCATCATAGAGCAGCACATCAAAGTCATTCGGTGTGCCGGTGCCATTGATGTAAACGTCCTGCAGCCGGGCCAACGACTCAGCGATGGTCATGCGCACGAGGATCGAACCAGAACCACCACCGCCTGCGTTGATGACCACTGCCATAGGCACATCGATGTTCGGGGCTTGCGGCTGCACGTTGGTCCAAGTGCCAGGCGTGGCTGGGTCGAAGTACAGCAGGTCGCCGTCTGCCCAGACCTCGCCGTACGGTGCGCCAGTCGTGTTAAAACCGCGCACCAGACCAAAGCTGGTCACGTAGCCGAAGTCGTTGTCAGCGATGTCCTGCGTGGCCACACCCATCATGTAGTCGGCCAGCACTGATCCGTCAGCGATAGCCGGGCCGAATGTCAGCTTTCCAGACGAGCCGACCGTGCCGGTGAACATCACAGGCGTGCCGTTGGCAATGGTGCTGCCGCTGGTGTTCTTTGCGTAGTAGTGCAACTCCTGACCGGCCTGCAGTACGCTGCCGCCATACAAACCAATGTCCAGCGTTCCGTCGCGGCGGTTCCACTGCACGCGCCTGGCCTGGCTGACATGGGGTCCGATCTCTGGCAGGTCGATGTAGTCCGTCACCACCGAGTTGTTGTTCTGGATGACAGGAGCCGTGGCCAGCATCTCCAGCGCATTGGCAATGCGGCCGAGCGTGTCCAGAGCCTGCACAGCCTTCTGGTCGGCTGCGCCGCTGTTGATAGCTGCGTCTTGCGCCAACCTGACAATCTGCGCCAGCGCCTCGTTGGCCGTGGCCAGTGCGTTTCCTGCTTCGGTCTTGACCTCGTTCACCACATCTGGCGCGATAGCGTCAACCACTGCAAACAGACTTTCGAACTGCTTGATCTGCTCGAAGCTCTTGAGGAACGTGGCGAGTTGATCGCGGGTGAGGTTGAGCTTTTGCGTCGCCATGATCAGTACGCCAGACCTTCGATCTGGGCCTCAAGACGAGCGAACGACAGGTGCGCCTGCGTGTCGCCACGGAAGCGCTGGATGCGCCAGTTGCGCATGTGCCCTTGCTGGAACCAGGCCAGGCGCTTGCGTGTGTTGCCGGTGGTGCCGACACGGATCGGACGGTCCTGACTCCAAGACTGGCCGTCCACCGAGTAGCTGGTGCTGATGATCGGGTCTTTGCCCAAGGCAACGCGGCCGGTGAGTGCCACCAGTTCGAGTTCGTGGAAGATCGCGCCGTTGCCCTCGTTGTAGGCGATGATGGTGCCAAATTCCCAGCGCACGATCTGGCCCCAATGCTCGCCTGTCGTGTCCACCATGTAGCCGATGGCGCTGGACTGCGGATCTCCGACCAGCCACTTGTCGTAAGCCCATACCAGGTTGCGCGCACGGTACTGGCTGAAGCCGACCGTCGAGGTGGTCAGCGTGAACCAGACCTGTTCACCCAGCGCCTCGGACGCTGCCGCGTCGTAAACGATTGTGCGGTCCGGAAGGTGCACGTACAAGTGCTGATGGTTCTTGTCGTTGCGTGCTTCCAGTTTCACCTGCGCCAGTTGCACCTCGGTGTAGTTCAGCAGCACCTGGTCTATTTCCTGCGTGCTGATTTTGGTGGCAGTGGCGTTCGCTCCCAGATAGATGCCGGGTTCCTCATTGCGGCCGCTGCCCAGAAAGGCAATCGTCTCCAAGTAGACGCAGCAGGCAAACGTGCCGACGACGCCCTTGGTGATCTGCGCGCCATCGATGCGCTGAAACGGAAAGAAGTCGCCGCCGACGTTGTCGAACACCTCGATGGTGTTGCGGTTCAGCGCGTAGACCTCGTTGCGCAGCTTGAGAAGCGCCACCACCGGGTCTGGGTCCACTTCGGACGAGCCATACTTCAGCGGGTTGACCTGGGTCGGGTCGGTCAGTTCAGTGACCACCAGGCTTGTGCCATCGGTAGTCATGAAGTAGCCGTCCACCCAGACCACATCCAGCACGACGCCAAGGTCAGGATCGGTCACTTGCGTGAGCGTGCCGTTCCAGTAGTACAGCCGCCCACCGGATGCGATGGCCAGGCGGTCGAAGCTGTAATCCATTGTCACCAGTGTGTAGGTCGGACCGCCAACGTCGCCCAGCACGTTCACAGCGCCGTTGCTGGCCACGGTCACCAGCTTAGTGCCCATGACCCGGTAGCAGACGCCGTTCCAGTTGATGCCGCCACGATCCACCCCAGGGCCGGTACCGTTGGCCACCAGGCCGTCTGCAGGGCGCAAGAAGCCGTTGCTGATGCCGGACTTCTTGGGCACCGGCATCAGGTTGACCGGGTAAGACGTGCGCAGGTCCGGACCGTTGTCCGTGTAGATGCCGTTGAGGATTGGAATCTGCATTCAGGTCACCATCAGGCGATCCGGTACCAGGAGTTGGTGGCCTGCACGAAGCGCATGCGGAAGAAGTCCTCGGCAGCCAGCGTGCTGGGTGCGCCGTAGGCCGCCGTCGCGCCATTCAGCGCCAGCGTGAAGCCGGTGATCTGCCGCGTGGTGGTCACCAGCACTTCAGTGCCGTCAGGCGTCTGGGTGTTCAGCGGCAGGGTGATGGTGCCCAGCGCCAGCGTACCGGCAGGCTGAATCAGCATCCACTGCTGGTCCGCAACCGGGGTTGGCACGGCCACGTTGAAGCCGGTGCCAGGCGTGTAGACGTTGGTGGCCAACGTGGGGCTGGCGAAGGTCTGCTGAAAGTAGGCCAGCAGCGACGAGACTGGCAGACGACGCGCATCGCCGTTGTTCGGGCTGTAGACAGGCACCTGGTCACCAGGCGAGACCTGGGCCAGCAGCGGCAGTTGGTTGATTGAGGGCATTTCGGCTCCTTCAGTTGAATTCGATTGGCCCATCCTGGCCAGCCAGCACAGGATCGACGGGTGGACGGATGAACGGGTTGTCGTAGACGCGCCAGGGCTTGTTGCCAGCACCGGCAGGCATGGTGGCAGGCAGTTGCTGCTGGCCAGGCTGCACGGCACGCGAGAGGATCGTGTTGTAGCTGTCCTTGGCAGTAGCCTGCGTGTTGGCCGATACGGTCTTGCCGTAGCCAGGCGCGATGCGGATGGCCAGGTTGGTGATGATCGCCTCGTTGGCGCTGTCCGGAACCTCGGACGGCTCGTCGAGGTCGCTGAACTGCGGACTGCCTGGGATCGGGTACCCGAGCCGGATGCCCTTTCCGTTCCAGTCGGCCATCATGGAGTCGAGCCTGCGAAGCGCCGACTGAAGTTGCTCCGGCTGCAGGTCGAAGACGTAGGACGCCAGCCCGATTTCCTCGAACGCGGCCGTCACAAATTGGCGCTTGCTGTACCCCATGTCAGGCCTCCTGCTTGCTCAATGCTTCGGTGATCATGTCCAGCAACTTCTCATCGCTGGTGCGTTTGCTGAACTTCAGACCGAGTTCAGTGGCCTTGGCCACCAACTCGATGCGGGTCGGTGCATCGCTGTCGGACGGAACTGCTGTCGGAATCTCGACAGGCTTTGTCTCAGTGACGATCTGCACAGCGTTTGCTGCGCGCTTGAAGGACGCGCGACGCTCTGCGGGTGGCGCTGCCACTCGGACCTTGCGAGTGCGGACCTTGCGGTTCGCCAGGTGACGCGAAGCGCTCTCCCCTGCTACATCCAGAGCCTGTTCCAGCGTCAGATGCCAACCAGACGCCAGACGCGCGTCCAGTTGCTGCTGCGTGGTCGCAAGCATGGTGTCGTAGCTGTAACGGGCACGCCGAATGGAGCCTGGCGCTCGGTAAATGGAGCAGGGCAACGCGCTCATTTCTTGGCCTTCTTCGGTGGTGCTTTGCTGGACTTGCCAGTAGCCTTTGCCGCCTTGCGTACGACGTTCAGGGCAACGGCTACGGTCTGCTTTTGAGGCATAGCGTTCTCCTTGGTAGATGGGGGACCGAAGCCCCCCATTGTCCTACTCAGCTTACTGGTTGAACAGCAGGATGCCGGACATCTCGGGCTGTTTGTTCACGACGCCGAACAGCGTGTCGAGACGGTACTTGATCGTCATCGAGTCGATGTCGTAGAACTTCTGCATCACCACTTCGATGCCTTGGTCGGTGGTGGCACGCATTACTGCGGTGCCAGCATCGGACGGGACAGCGTAGCGGCCGGGCAGGAGTTCCAGAGCGTCGCGTTGCCAGAATACGTTGACGGCAGCGGTGTTGACGTTCAGCCAGGTGAACGGAGCAGCAGCCGCAGGCGTCACGATGCAATTCTGGTACTGCAGTTCGGCATCGGAACCACCCTGAGCCGAGATGATCGGCGGGGTGATGACCAGGTCGGTGGCGTTGACCACCTGCACCACGCGGAAGGTCTTGGGCTGGCCAGTACCTTGCTTGGTGATGTGGTGCACAGCTTCCACGCCGCTGATCGTGAACGCGTCGCCAGCCACAACGCCACCAGTGTTGTCCACAGTGATGGTCTGGAAGCGGTTGTCCACGTTCTGGGTCTCGCCGGATGGAGCCGTCGAGGTGGCCGCAGGGACGTAGTAGTTGTTGGCAGCAGCCTGGGTGTCGATCAAGGTCGCACCACCAGCAGCACCAGTCAGGCGGTTGGCGTAGTCGAACTTGAAGGTTTCGAAGCCAGCCACCATGCCGACGAACGAACGCTCGTAGGCGGTGTTGGACTTGTTGCCACCGAACGAACGAGTAGCAGCGGCCGCAGCACCAGCGATGTTGCCAGCCAGACCGTTGTAGTCACGGCTGGACAAGGCCAGGAAGCGGTCGTAGTCGGCCACGCCTTGCTCGTTCATGATCGAGTCGCACAGGGCAACGTCGTCATAGGTACCGGCAGCAGCGCCAACGTCCACCACCAGCGAACCGAGGTTCGCAGCAGCGTTCATGATGGCCAGGTTGATGTCGCTGGCCAGCTTTTGCTTGGCAGCTTCACCCAGACGGCCTTCCTGTAGTGCGTCGCGCAGATCAAGTGTTGTCATGGTCCAAGGCACGGTGCGGCTGAATCCGATCGTGGCAGGAACAGACAACTGCGTCATATCCTGGTAGCCGCCGATTGGCGTGCCAGGAGTGGACGAGATCGACTGAGCGATGTAAGGCATCGGACGCCAGATGACGTCGTTGGTGCGAGCCATCATCGTCTGGTCGGTGTTGTAGATGCCCACGTTGCGCGAGAGCACCAGAGCGTCGTGGAAGCCCTCAAGCAGGTCTTCAAACGCGACGCGTTCTTCTTTGGAAAATGCGTTAGCCATGATTCTGTCCTTTTAGAGTGTTTAGGCTTTCGCTGCTTGCTTCTGCCGTTTGTACTGGAGCACCTTGGTGTAGTTGCCAGTCTTTTCAGCTTCGGCTCGCAGCCGTTCAAGGGTTGAGTCCACTGCCCCAGACACGCGACCAGTTCCCTGGACTGTGCGCTCAGGCGGTGGGGCTGCCTTACGGTTCGTCACCTTCAATTCCTTCTCCAGTTTCGCTACCGCAAAGGCAAACTTTATGGGGTCTTTGATGCCTGCGATCTCTTTCGCCTTCTTCGGGTTCTTGCCGAGTGCGTAAATCACCAGCGCCGGGTTGTCAGCGCCTTGCACCACGATTCCTTGCTGCGTCACGTCCAAGAGTTCCTGTGCCGTGGACTCAGCGTCCTCGAAGTCCTTGACCTTCAACTCGGCTCGCGCCTTGCCGTAGGACTCCAGCCTTGCCTGCCAAGCGTCGCGCTGGGCCTGCTCGGCCTGACGCGCCTTCTCGGCTTCCTGATCGGCTGCGCGCTTGCGCTCGTACCAATCAGCCAGGGCTGCCTCGAACTTCTCGGCGTCGTAGTCGTGATCCTCCAGCTTGGGCTTCGCTCCAAGCACGACCGGCTTGTTCTCAGTCTGTGCGGTGGTCTGAAGCCGCGCTTCGAGTTCTCGAATGCGACGTTCCTTCTCGCGGTTCTGCTTACGCAACTCGCGTACCCATTCAGGCGCACGAGTCTCTTCTTCGTGAGGTGGCGACTCCTCACCGATGGAAACCAC